GCTGCGTGCGCGAAGCCGCAGGTTTTTGCATGGGGGGTTAGGGTTTCACGCATGAATATCCGCAACCGCGTCAAAGCCCTCCGCACGGTCAAAGCGTCGGAGTTAGCTCCGAACCCGAAGAACTGGCGAACGCACCCCAAGGCTCAACAGGACGCTCTACGCGGCATCCTGGCGGAAGTGGGCTACGCCGACGCGTTGCTCGCCCGCGAGTTGCCCGATGGCTCGCTCATGCTGGTGGACGGGCACCTTCGGGCCGAGACCACGCCCGAGCAAGAAGTGCCGGTTCTCATCCTTGACATCGACGAAGCGGAAGCCGACAAGCTCCTGCTCTCGCTTGATCCGCTCGCGGCGTTGGCCGAGACGAATGCCCAGGCTCTCGACGCCTTGCTTCGCGAGGTGGACACCGGGAGCGAAGGGCTGCAACAGATGTACGCCGACATGGCCGAAGCGGCAGAGCTCTATGAGGGAGACAACGCCGAGATCGTTGAAGACGATATCCCCGAGCCGCCGGTCGATCCGATCACGAAGCCGGGCGACCTGTGGCTCTTGGGCGATCACCGGCTGCTCTGCGGCGACTCGACGAAGGCGGAGGATGTCGAGCGGCTGATGGCGGGGGAGAAGGCTGATCTAATGCTGACCGATCCGCCGTACAACGTGGCCTTGGGAATGAACGAGACGCCCGAGCAGGCCAAGGCCCGAAACCGGAGGACCGACGGCAAGGTCGTGGCAAACGACTCCATGTCTGACCAGGAGTTTCGGGCTTTCTTGTTTGCTTGTTTTGAGCAGGGCTTTTCGTCAATGAAGCCGGGGGCGTCGTTTTACGTTTGGCACGCAGACAGCGAGGGTTTCAACTTTCGCGGTGCCGTGCGAGATTGCGGCGAAAAGGTTCGCCAGTGTCTGGTTTGGGCCAAGGACGTTCTGGTGATGGGACGCCAGGACTACCAGTGGCAGCACGAGCCGTGCCTCTACGGCTGGAAAGACGGGGCCGCCCACGGCTGGTACAGCGACCGCAAGCAGACCACCCTTCTTCGGTTTGATCGTCCATCGCGCAACCAAGAGCACCCGACAATGAAGCCTGTCGGCCTGTTCGCCTACCTCATGGGCAACTCGACGGCACCGCAGGGTCTGGCATACGACCCGTTCCTCGGCTCCGGCACGACGCTCATCGCCGCCGAGCAACTGGGACGCAAGTGCTACGGCATGGAGATCAGTCCGCAGTATTGCGATGTGATCGTGAAGCGGTGGGAGACGCTGACGGGCAAGAAGGCAGAACTGGAGGCATCCAATGGGCAAGCGAGGCCCGCGCAAAGAACCGACGATCCTGAAGATCGCCAAGGGAAACCCAGGCAAAAGGCCGCTCAACAAAAGCGAGCCAAAACCGCCAAGCGATGACATCGCGCCGCCCGAATGGGTGACCGGCGTCGCCCGCGAGAAGTGGGATAACGTCGTGCCGAAACTCCTCGGCATGGGCGTGATGACGAACGCCGATGTGGACACCATCGCCCGCTACTGCACGATGCACGAGCAGTTCGTGAAATACCTCGACCAGTGCCGTCGCGGTCTTGATGTGCTCGTGATCCGTGACGATGCCGGTAAGGTGAAGTACATGCAGTCGACGCCTGCCGCCACGATGCTGTCGAAGTTGGCGGCATCGATGCTGCGGATCGAGCAAGAGTTCGGGCTGACTCCATCGGCCAGGAGCGGATTGAGTGGCACGCAAGAAAAGCCAAGGGACGACCTCGAAGACCTCCTCCGCTCCCACGGTTGACCCGAAGAAGCAGCAGTTGGTCTACGGGTTCTTCGAGAAAATCCTGCGGCACAGCAAGGGACAAAAGGCTGGCGAGCCGTTCCTTCTGTTGGAGTGGCAGAAGCGAGTGCTCGGCGACATCTTCGGCACTGTCAACGCCGATGGCTCGCGGAGGTATCGCGTCTCGTACATCGAACTGCCAAAAAAGGCCGGGAAATCCACGACCCTCGCGGGCGTCGCCCTCTACGGTCTCGTCTGCGACAACGAGCCGGGTGCCGAGATCTACGGCGCTGCCAGTGACCGCGAACAGGCGGGCATCATCTACCGCGAAGCGGCGTCGATGGTGCGTGCGTCGCCGTCGCTGTCGAAGCGGCTCGAAGTGATCGACTCGCGGAAGACGATCGTCGATCGCCAGACGAACTCGTTCTACCGGGTGCTCTCGGCGGATGCGTTCCGGGCCGAAGGGCTCAACATCCACATGCTCCTCTTCGACGAGCTCCACGCCCAGCGGGACCGTCGGCTCTGGGATGCGTTGCGATACGGCGGTGCTGCCCGTCGTCAGCCTCTCATCCTGTCGATCACCACGGCTGGCTATGACCGTCGCAGCATCTGCTGGGAGCAGCACTCCTACGCTGAGAAGTGCATCGCAGACCCGGCGTACGATCCGACGTTCTACGGGTGCATCTACGCGGCACCGCCCGACTGTGCGACCGACGGCTCGTGGAAAGACCCGAAGGTCTGGCGGAAGGCGAACCCGTCGCTCGGCGAGACGATCACCGAGGAGTCGTTCGCGGCCGACGCCCGCGAGGCCGAGCAGTCGCCGACGAAGCTCAACTCGTTCCTCCGCTACCGGCTCAATGTCTGGACAACGCAGGACACGCGGTGGATCGCTCCGGCGGCGTGGGCTCGCTGTGCGAACCCGCTGCGGGACTTTGACGAACGTCCCGTCTACGCCGGGCTCGATCTCGCGAGCACGTACGACCTCTCGGCCCTGGTGCTCGTCTGCCCAGATCCCGAGGACAACACGATCGACGTGCTGCCGTTCTTCTGGATTCCAGAAGCCAACGCCGTAGAGCGGGCTCAGCGTGACAAGGTGGACTACCTCGGGTGGATTCGGGACGGGCAGATCCGGGTGACCGACGGCAACGTCACCGACTACACCCGGCTCCACGCTGACATCAAGGCGATCTGCGACCGCTACCGCGTGCGTCAGTTGGCGGTCGATATGAAGTTCAACGCTCAGATGTTGGCAAACTTACTGCAAGGGGACGGGCTGGACGTGCGAGGATATCCCCAAGGCGGGCCCGGAATGTCGGCTCCCGCCAAGACGCTGGAGAACCTCGTGCTCAACGGCATGGTGCGGCACGGCGGGCATCCGGTGCTCACGTGGTGTGCAGGCAACGTCGCTGTTCACGAGGACCGGCACGGCAACATCTACCCGAGCAAGACCGCCAGCACGGAGCGTATCGACGGCATCGTCGCCCTCTGCCAGGGCATCGGCTCGTGGATGCGATCCGAGCAGGAGCAAAAGCCCTCGGGCACCCCTGAGATCTTTTTCGTCTGATGATCGCCAACGCACAGCATCGCATTCTCTGGCTCCCCGGTGAGGAGCGAATGTGGGATGAGGAGTACTCGTCCCGCTCGGCCGCCGGAATCCGCATCGACGCGAGCAATGCCCTACAAGTGTCGGCGGTGTTCGCGTGCCTGCGAATCCTGTCGGAGAGCGTCGCGAGCCTGCCGCTCCACGTGCTCGAACGGATGACTCGCGGGACTCGCCGTGCCGTCGAGTTGCCGCTTTATCGTCGTCTCCACCAGCAGCCCAACGAGTGGCAGACGAGCTTCGAGTGGCGTGAGCAGGCGGTCTTCCACGTCGGGCTCTGGGGCGACGCTTACAGCGAGATCCGCTCGGGAGCGTCCGGTGCTGTCGATCAACTCATTCCGCTGCACCCGTCCCGAATGACGGTGGAGCGGATCGAGAACGGGCGGCTTCGCTACAAGTACCGCGAGGAGAACGGCCGCGAGACGGTGTACTCGCAGGACGCGATCCTGCACATGCGTGGGCCGAGCGACGACGGCGTTCATGGCATGAGCGTCGTCGAGAGTTGCAAGGACGCGATCGCGCTGGCTCGGGCGTGCGAGCTCCACGGTGCCCGATTCTTCGGCAACGGAGCGAGGCCGGGCTTTGTGCTCAGCACGGATGGCGAGCTCAACGCCGAGGCCCGCGAGTCGCTGCGTGCCAACTGGGAGCGGATGCACGGCGGCGTGAACAACAGCAACCGCACGGCGGTGCTCGTCGGCGGACTCAAGCCGATCGAAATCCCGCAAGCGTCGATGCACGATTCGCAGTTCATCGAGGCTCGGAAGTGGCAGTTGGCCGAGATCGCCCGGTTGTTTCGCGTGCCTCTCCACCTGCTCGGTGCCGAGACGAGTCCCGGCTCGGTGGAGCACGCCGGTCTCGACTACGTGCAGCACACGATCCTCCCGTGGCTGCGTCGCTTCGAGTCGGCGTTTCAGCGCGACCTGATCGTTGACGACGACCGCTATTTCGTCGAGTTCGACGTTCGCGGGCTCATGCGTGGTGACGCCGCGAGCCGCTCGGCGTACTACCGGGCGATGTGGGACATCGGAGCGCTTTCGACGAACGACATCCTCGAACTAGAGAACCGCAACCCGGTCGAGGGTGGCGACGAGCGGTATCGCCCGCTGAACATGGGCACGCTCGGGGCACCGCCTTCGGTCGATGACGTACTCGCCCAGCAGCAAGAGGGCAGCGGCATCGACGGTCAGGCGGTCGAGGGCGGCGTGGCCGCAGCCGAAGGCGAGCCCGCTCCGGTCGTCGAGGAGGTGGTCGTTGAGGACGCCACGCCCCAGGTCGCCGAGGTCAGCCTCAACGGTGCCCAGATCACCGGGCTCATCGCCATCGTGCAGTCGATCTCCGACGGTTTTGTCACCCGCGAGGGTGCGGCAGCGATGATCGCTGCGTCATTCCCGAGCATCCCGCCCGCACAGATCGACGCGATCCTCGCAGGGGTGGTCGAGCGTCAACCGGCAGTAGCAGCGGATGCGCAGCCGCAGCAAGTGCCGGTCGTCGAAGACGCCCCCGCGAGGTCGCTCGAAGAGCGAGCCGAGCCCGGCACCGTCGCCGAAGGCGACTTCGTCTCGTGGGGCTCGTCTGGCGGGCGAGCTCGTGGCCGCATCGAACACGTGATGGACTACGGTCGGCTCGATGTGCCCGGCACGGACTTTGCGATCGACGCGACCGAGGACGACCCGGCGGCGCTCATCACGGTGTACGAGGAAGTCAGCGGCGGCTGGCGGGCGACCGACACGCAGGTCGGACACAAGGTCTCGACGCTCACGAAGATCGACGCGCTGCCCGAGCCGCCGCCTGCGGAGGAGCCACGGGCGAAGCCACGGAGGCGGAAGCGTGGCGGCTAGGTATGACCACATCGACTTCTCGCCGCCGTCGGGCGTGCGAGAAGAGGCTGCGAAGGGTCTCGCGTGGCGAAGCGAATACGGCCGAGGCGGCACGGCAGTCGGCGTTGCCCGAGCGAGAGACCTGAGCAACGGGACGAACATCTCGCCCGACACGGCGAAGCGGATGGCGAGCTACTTCGCCCGGCACGAGGTGGACAAGCAGGGCGAGGGATGGAGTCCGGGGCAGGACGGCTTCCCAAGTGCGGGCCGGATCGCGTGGGCTCTCTGGGGTGGCGATCCGGGGCAGGCGTGGGCGAGCAAGTTGACGCGGCAGATCGAGGCAGCGGACGAGAACGACAGGAGCACGACGATGAACATCGAGCGCCGCAGTCTGGCGATTGACGAGGTCGAGTCGGCTGTCCCGCTGCTCGCGGTCGAGAGCCGCAGCGAGGACGACGGCAGCGAGCGTGAGTACATCGTCGGCTACGCCGCGAAGTTCGGCGTACTGTCGCTCGAGCTCGAAGGCTCGTTCATCGAGCGGATCGACCCTGGTGCGTTCGGCATCGTCGCCGAGCGTCGCGGGCGGCGACGGCCGCTGGAGACTCGCGCCCTCTGGAATCACGACGCGAACTACCCGCTCGCGAGGTATCCCGGCACGCTGTCGATGAGCGTGGACGAGATCGGGCTGCGGTATGAGTTCCCCGTGCCCGACACGACCTACGGTCGCGACATCGCCTCGAACATTCGGGCGGGCATCGTCAAGGGCTCGTCGTTCTCGTTCACCGTGCCGTCAGGCGGTGACGCCTGGAGCGTCGAGGACGGTCGCAGCGTCAGGGTCATCAACCGCATCGACTCGCTGCTCGATGTCGGGCCGGTCACGTTCCCGGCGTACCCGGATGCCGACGTGAAAGTTGCCCAGCGGTCCTACGATCAGTACCTCCAGCGGCAGGCGTATATCGTTGCGAGGCACACCGGCGCGATCGGGCGCATCAATGAGATCAAAGAATTCCTGAGGCAGCATGGCCGCTAAGTCCGGCGACACGTGCCCGCGTTGCAGCGCCGCTCGCCTCAACGTCGCGTCGAGTCAGGCACGAGGCGAGTACCAGACTCGCTACCTGCGCTGCCCCCGCTGCGGGCACACCGACAAGCACGTCGTGCATTCCGAGCACGTGCGTCGTCGGGCTTTTACTGGTTAGTAAAAGACCCTCGCGTCGAACTGCAAGGGTGCCGGTCTGGCTCCGTAGGTTCGTGGATAGGTGGCGTGCTCGCCGCCGCATCCCGACCAAGGAGATCGCATCGTGGACAAGATCAAGGCACTGCTCGACGAACTCGCTGCTGTCGTCGCCGAGATGGAAGCGATGAGCGAGGCTCCCGCCGAGGGCGACGCCCCCGCGATGAACGCGGAGGAGGAGTCGTCGCTTCGCTCGCTGTCCGAGCGTGCCGACAAGCTCCGCAGCCAGATCGAGCTGCTGCGTGCCATCGAGGCGAAGAACCTCGAACTGCGTGCCGTGCTGGAGCGTGGTGCTCCCGCCAAGGCGATCGAGAAGGCTGCTGCCGAGGAGGCTCCCGTGGAGAAGCGAACCGTCCCCGCGATCCCTTCCGTTCATGGCAAGCTCCGGGCTTTCCGTTCGGCCGAGGATGCGTATCGCGCTGGCATGCAGATGCGTGCCAACGTGTTCGGCCACATCCTCGCAGAGCGTGGTCGCTCCGACCTTCGTGACGAGGCTCGTCGGTGGTGCGCTGACTATGACGTTGAGAGCCGGGCCCAGGCTGGCACCATCAACGAACTCGGCGGCGTCCTCACCTCTCCGACGGTTGCTACCGAGGTGTTGAGGTTGGTAGAGGAGTTCGGGGCGTTCCCTCGTCTCGCTCGCCGCGTGTCGATGCCGAGTGATTCGATGAACTGGCCTCGTCGCGTCGGCGGCCTCAGCGCACGCCCGGTTGGCGAGAACAAGGAGATCACCGGCAGCGACGTGACGTTCGACAACGTCGAACTCGTTGCCCGCATCTGGGGTGTGCTCAATCGCATTCCGAATTCTCTGCTCGAAGACTCGCCGATTTCTCTGGCCGACGCAATGGCCGTCGAGACAGCACAGGCCATCGCGGAGGCGGCCGATAATTCGGGCTATATCGGTGACGGGACCAGTGCATACCACGGAATCGAAGGTGTCTGCACGAAGATCGTCAAGGCCGACTACGCTGGTTCTAAGGTCACGGCGACCAGCCGCACGTCGTTCGGTGCCCTGACCATGCAGGACTTCATCGACGTGGTTGCGAAGCTTCCTCTCTACAGTGCCCGCAATGCTCAGTGGCATATTTCGCCTGCTGGGTGGGGCGCTGCGATGCTGCGGCTTCAGATGCTCCCGGGCGGTTCTTCGGCTCCGGGCGGCAATGCTTCGGCCGAGGTGGCCGCTGGTGGGGTCGAGCAGTTCCTCGGATACCAAGTCAACAAGGTGCATTCGATGCACGCTGACCTTGGTGCGTCTACCGGCAAGGTGGCGGCGCTGTTCGGCGATCTGAGCCAGGCAGCGTTCTACGGCGAGCGTCGCGTTCTTGCGGTCAAGACGCTGACCGAACGCTACGCGGAATTCGACCAGACCGGCACGATCGCTACGACTAGGTTCGCGGTCAGCGTCCACACGCTCGGCTCGGCGACCAAGGCTGGTCCGGTCATCGCTCTGGTTTTCGGCTGATCCGACTGACTTTCAACCCTCCGAGGAGATTTGAACAGTGAACCATCTCGAAGCCACGAAGTCCGTCGTCGGCCATAGTGAGAACCTGACGGCGGCGCAGACCCACACGCTGACCGTGGACACGCTCGGCTACGACTACGTGTCGCTCGACGTGTGCCAAGAGCCGTGGGCGAACGCGGGCTACACGAGCCAGGCGGCGTTCACCGTGCTCAAGCTCGAAGAGTCGGACAATAACTCGTCCTACTCGAACGTCACCGAGTTCGTCGGTGGCGGCACCGGCGGCTTCACGATCCCGACGCCGACCGCCACCGCTGGCGACGTGGTCGTGCGGATGGACGTGGACTGCCGTGGGAAAAAGCGGTACTTGAAGTTGACCGCGACTCCCTACACGACCGGCACCGTCTACACGGTCGCCCGGCTCGGCATGGGCGTCGAGGGTCCGGTGACCGCATCGAAGAAGGGCGTCAACGCCACGGTCAGCGGCTGATCCGGCTTGACACGACCGACACAGTGAGCGGCGGGTGGCGACGAGCCGCCCGCCGTTTCGCTTTGGAGGGTGACGCGTGATCGTTCAGGTCGGCGATACGTCGGTCGAAGTTCGTGCCGAGGCGGTGCTATCGGCCCCAAGGTTTGGGCCGCTCACGAACGTGTTCGCGTTCATCGAAAGCCTCATGCCGCTGCACATCCGCCCGACGCTGGGCCAGGGTGCGTTCTGGTCGATGGTGTTGACCAAAATGCTTGAGGAGTTCTCGGACAAGACCGAGTACATCATCACGCTCGACTACGACACGTTCGTGACACGCTCCGATGTCGAGCGGCTCTTCGCCCTCGCCATGACCTGCCAGTGCGATGCCCTCGCCCCGATCCAGGCGAAACGCGAGGACGGGCGTCCGATGTTGACGTTGCTCGACACGATGGACGACCCGCCCGCCGACGGCAAAACCGAACTCCCGCTGTCGTGGTTCGCCGAGCCTGTGCAGCAGGTCGATACCGCGCATTTCGGCTGCACGATCATCTCCACTAGGGCGCTCAGGCGAACGCTCAAGCCGTGGTTCCACAGCAAGCCCGACGCCGAAGGCGGCTGGGGCGACGGGCGAATCGACGACGATCTCTGGTTCTGGCGGCAATTCAGGGCGAGCGGCAACCGCCTCTTCATCACGCCACGCGTCGTGATTGGTCACGGCGAGTACGTCATCTCGTGGCCGAGCAAGGATTTCTCGGGTCCGGTGTTTCAGCACACCACCGCGTGGCAGCGGACGAAGCGACCGCCCGAAACTGCATGGAGGGTCGGCGAGTGACGACAATCAGAGTGAGGATGAATCGTGCATACGGTGCCTACAAGGCGGGCGAGCTCGTCGAGGTGGATGAGTCCTTCGCCGCGAGGCTCTTCGCATGGGGCTACGCGAAACGCGAGACACAGCAGTCGCTGATCGAGACGGCAGCGGTGGAGCCTGTCGCGGAGCGAGCAGACGTGACGCCACGACGCAGGGGGCGACGCCATGAATGACGGCAAGCGATACCGATCACTGAAGGTCGCCACGCAGCCTGTCGTCGAGCCGGTCAGCGTTGCCGACGCCAAGGCTCATCTGCGGATCGACCACAACAGCGACGATTCCTATGTCGCTGCTCTCGTGTCGGCTGCGCGTGAATATTGCGAGGTCTACATGGACGAGACGCTCGTGGACACGCAGTACGTAATGCGGCTCGATGCGTTTCCGGCGGTGATCGAGTTGCCCCGCCCGCCGATGAGCCAGACCGCCGGACGCACGGCGGTGTCGATCGTCTACACCGCGAGCGAGGCGGGCAACACGGCGACGCTCTCGACGACCGAGTACCGCGTCGATCGGGACGCGAAGCCTGGCACGCTGCGAACGCTCTACGCCGGATCGTGGCCGAGCCACCTTCTCGACTACGGCAGCGTCACGGTCACGTGGTGGGGCGGCCGTGGCGACGACGGCAGCAAGGTTTCGCCGAGGGTCAAGGCGGCGATCCTCATGCTTGTCGGGCAGTGGTATGAGCGACGCATGGCGGCCGATTCTGTGTCTCTC